CGCCAAGTGTTGGCGCACTTCGTCAGGTGTAGGTTCGCGGTTCTGTGTGACCAGAATGCGGATAGCGAACTCGGGTTTGGCCTTTGGGGTTTTTCTTTCAGTTGTCATTTACTTGCTCCACGCGGCGGAGCCGCATCATCATGAGTTTGAACTTGAACCGCTGTAGGTACATCTTGCGCTTGAGGACTACGTGTTCTGCCTTCGTGATTTTCCTGTCGGTGATGACAACCCAGTGGTTGTACCGTTTCATCTCCCACCTCCATGGTGCATACACTCAGTAATTGCGCAATGACGACGGCACAACCCCGAAGGGTTAGGGTTCCACACCCCGTTGGCGTGAGACGCACGCATTCGATCGTACCGCGGCAACCACTTTGCCCACAAGTCCGGGGTGTTGGAAATTTCATACGTCTCTTTCAGGAACGCGTTGCACACAACGTACAGCAGGCCACCCTTCACCACCTTCACGTGCGGGAAATGCGCAAACGTTGCCAGCGCCATCAGTTCTAACTGACCCTTGTCGGCGTACTTGGTGTCCTTCCCGGTTTTGTAGTCGAGTCACTTCGCCACCCCACCCTCGACGATCGTCAAGTCACTCACTCCTCGCCACCACACGTTCTTGGCGAAGAAAGTGGTCGGAGTGTATTCCTTGCCGTCGTAGGCGATTGCCAGACGTAGTTCGCAGTGTTTTTCCCCCGGTATGTCTCGTAGCGCATCCAGTATCGCCGTTATGTACGAGAAACGCTTGGGTAGGGGGGTAGCTTGAGCGTCCGAGGGCCTCAGTAGGCCCATTTCCCGCATTTCCTCTGCGTTCCGCTCGTCGTGGACGAAATCGAGGAAGCGGGCAGGGTCGTTTTGGAACCGAGCTCGAATGGCGCTCGGTAGCTCCTGAAACATCGACCGCCCTGCGGCGATTGTTTCCATGGAGTTTTGGAATTCGATTCCCGTAGCGTCGCCGTATTGCGGCTGGAATCGGTTAGTGAAGGCCAGAATTCCCGTTTTGTCGAATCTGGCCATGATGGTGTTGATGTCGCACTCGTTCTTGAACTCCTGCTTGGTGCGCCCGTTTTCTGGGAAGGCGATTGACAGTCTTTGGCGAGGACCGTAGGCCGTCCGGTAGTGCGTTTTTGGTGGAGAGTGTTTGATTTCGTAGAGAGGTTGGACGGTAGAAGGTCCGGGGCCATTTTTGTTTGTCATTGGTTGCCTTCATAGTTGCCCCACGGGGTGGGGTAGTTGATTTTTCCACGGGCTTTTTGCGGCGAGCTCCGGACATAAGCCGGGCCGCCGATTTTTCCAGAGGATGTTTGGTCCGAATGGACCTCTTTAGCAGATGATTTGGGCGAGAGAAACTCTCGCACCTTGTCGATCTTGGGGCCGATGTAGTTGCCGATCTTTTCCTTGACCGAGTCCGAGCTCGGGAGGTTGTCTTCCAGAAACTGGTTGACTTTGCCGGTCGTTTCTCCGACCACATCCCCTGCTTTGGTCAAGGTTGCTGCAGCGAGCGTAGGACCGCCGCCGCCGCGATTGATGAGTTGTTGCCGAGCATACAGCTCGGGATTTGATTTGAACTGCGCCAGCTCCGCGTTGCTCATTTCCGCCGCGTTACGCAGCGGGATTTCCGTGAGCGCCGCGTTGCGCGTTTGCTGCGCCGTATTTTGCGCTGTGATTTTTGAGGCTTCGACCTCTTGTCCGCCCTTGTAGGCAGCCACGCCCGAGGACGCGGCATCGCCGAGAATGTTGTCGAATTTCATGCTGGCGCCTGATGGGGTGGAAGCCCCCATTCCCCCCGTTCCCGAGAGAATTGGATTCAGCCCCGCAGCTCGGAGGTCCGCGACCTCCCGCTGATGGGCTGTGTTGCTCATTCGTTCCTGAAACTTCATTTGCGCCTTGATAGATTTTGCTGACGCTTTGTTGGACATAACGCCGCCGATAAGTCCAGCGGCCGCTACTCCTGCGCCGATGTATGCGGGCATCGCTTTTTCCTTTCTAAGAGCATGAGATCCGCAACGTCCGCGGCGAGCTGGATTTCTCCAAGCGTGTACGCGCGAGCGTTGCGGGGGTGGAAGCGAATACTGGCGACTTGGCAGAACGCCAAATCCCAGAATGTTTGATCGTCCAATTAGAAATGGTCGATCAGCCCTGGCACGCCGTAAACGGGCATGGGCCGAGCGCATCGCATAGAGAAATACGCATCGAACAGGAAGTGCGGCTCGTCGGGTACAGCGATCACCCGATCGAGCGGCGGGTTTTCCTCGATGAACGCCTTGTCGAGCACAGGCGCCGTGGCGAAGTCCTGAGACAGGTGCCACGCGTCGAGGGATTGAGGGAAGGAGGAACGGAACTCCCCGGTAATAAGCGACGGTTTATAACGATATTCGGCATGTCTCTCTTGGTAGCCGAAAACCTTGTCGTCGTTGGCCGGGATTCCGTCCGTAAAGATTTCCTTTTGCAGCACCGCTTGTTCCCCAATGTGAGACAGCGCGGGCCAGTAGAAATCGAATCGGGTCTTGCGCGACCACATACGATTAAGGCCCTGCTGATAGGTGAGGTCCGCCCTTACGCTGATAAGGCCGATGATGAGGCAATGCTCGGTAAAGCTCATGGTGAAACCATGATTCCGGAGCGTTGCCGTACCCATAGCGGACAAATTGCCCTGCGGTGTAGGAGTGTAGGCGCCCGAGCCCGAGGTCTGAGGGATTGGCGAGATGTTGACGGGCGAGCTACCGCCGCCCAAGTACTCGGGGCGCTGCAGCCTTTGGTCGGGTGAGCTGACTTGAAAATGAGCTTTAAGGATCTCGGTGTACCTCGTCCCACCTCGAGCATCGCGCTCAAAGATTTTCTGGATTTGGAAGGCCTGGCGGAGTGAGTTGATAGTTGCGGCCGACGCTTCCGTCAGGTCCGCATACATGTTGTTATCCGGGCCAGCGGCCGGATTGACGAACCGAAGTGGATTCCCGAAGGCCGAGACAGACATGACTTTGCTCGTCCCATCCCCCGCGATCATCGAAATGTCGTCGGAGGTGAGGTTCGCCGCGCTCTTGATAGGCGCGGTCCCGCCGAGCGGGATAGTTACACCGGGCCCTTTCTGAGGCCACGGCAAGCACGAGGTGAAGTAGTCGTGTCGCTTGCCCCGCCGCTGCAGGGTGTACAGGTTGTTGGGGTCCGGACCGTCATCCTTTTTGACGGTCAACGAGTCGATCATGTTCTGATCGCGATACCAGGTGTTGTAGATTAGGTTGTAAGCCCTGTGCCACAGGGCAGAGTGAGAAAACCCCGGGACACCCACGGGGAGCCCCATGAAGTCCTCGAGCGTGTTCGCGGAATAGCCGGTCGACGCCGGCGCCACCATTTGCGGGATGGTGTAGTCCGTAGAATCCCCCGGGTTTTCCTGTTCGCCGTTGAACTTTTGCCAGTTGTCCCATACCAGCCGGACAGGCACGGCGAAGAACTGCGTGTCCATCATGAGGTTGTCCATGATGGGGAAGATTGGCGTCGCAATCCGGGCGAAGCCAGTCATTTTGCAATTGAACGTGTCGCCCGGGAGGGCCTCGTCCAGCAGGATGGGAACGAGATAGCCCGCGTCGAATGTCGTCTTATGACCGTGCGAGCGGTCAAAGGATGATCTCGGTATCTCCGCCTTAGGAACTTCGGAGAAGGTGTGCTTCATCACAGATTTATTTCGATGCATTTGCGAGCTCCTTTTTGTAGTTGGCTGCCAAGCCGTGATTTATATGCGGGTCGTGCGCCGTGAAGATTCCGGATTCATCGTCGAACACTCCCAGTTCATAGAGTGTGAAGTCGGAAGGATGTAGCCCGACCTTAGAGTCCGGTAAATTCGCCGTGAGAGCGAAGGCTCGAATGGCCACGTTTGATGTGGCCATGTAAAAGGGCGGAGTGTAGACACGGGCGACGGAATCATACATCGCGAAAGCGAGATATTTCAAAGGTTCCTCTTTAGGTTGTTTAAGGCAGCTTGTTTGACTTCTTCTCTAACGCGGAGTCGCCACGGTGAAGAATTGAGGCGATTTTTTCTAGTATTAGCGCGGCGAATACGTTTCCCTTTGATAGTTCGGAGTAAGCGAGGAGCTCGGCTACTGAGCCGTTTGTCGTAGAACCTCGGGGGCTTTCGTTGTTTTCCATTATGAATTACCTCGTCCGAAGGGTATACCTCCGACCCATACAGGCGGAGCCAAGAGTCTCCGATAGCGGGTCGTGTTGAACAGAGGATGAACTCCGGAATCACTGTTGAATATTCCCCCGTACATGGGTCCGTCCTGGAATAGTGAGACGAGGCCAATTGGCCCGTTATTTTTTTTGTCGCATAACGCGCACAATAAGCGGCCGTTGCCGGAGTCAGGTCTCCAACAGTCGTTATACCTTTTCCCCATCTGTCCTCCAAGAATTGAGAGTGGTAGCTGTGCGAGTCAGGCGCCCGGTTCGCTTCCCACGGGCGATACTCGCGGAAGTCGTACCCGAAGATTAGCGCGTGGTAGTGCGGTCGACCGAGGTTCCCGCCGTGAACAGCGCGAAAGGTTTTGTCCTCGTCGTCCCCGTACTCCCCGCAGAGGAAGTAAGAGATCTTGATCGAGCCGAGCCAGAAGCGCAGGCGTTTGAGAAAGTCCTGAACGTCCTTTTTGACGAGCGTTCCCCCCGGCGGAAGGTTCTCGTCGTTGTAGGTCAGAGTGATGAAGCAATTGCGCTCGTGCATTTGTGATTCGTGCACGCAGCGAGTCGCCCATTGCAGGGCGTGATCCAAGCGGCAGCCTATACAGCCGCCGCATGGAAGTGTTACCGGCCGGTCCGCGTACCCGGCCGTTGGAGAAAAGACTATTGAGCGTTTCCCGGAGGGATTGGTTGCGCGGGCTCGGTAGCCTTGAATTGGTTTGTAGCACGGCACCCTAGAGCCTGATCCCGCCGCGCATTGGATTCGTGGCGAAATTCTTGCGGTGATGCTTCACAGCGTGGCGGGTGAAGTGGGATTTGGAGGCCGATTTGCCCATTTTGTGGCGCATGATTTAAGTCCTTTTCTAAGTGGATGATAAGCAACAGCTTTACGAGTATAAGCATGTTTTGCTGTCAGTGGGCATATTATTAACAAGTAGTATGTATATGCCCCTTGTTCCGCTTTAGGCCGCCGTTTCTGACCTGTGGTCCCATTTCGCCGGGCCTTCCCCCGCGCCACCCGGTTTCCACAGGCTCCCCCGTCGGCTT